AGTAGGAGTTAATATTTTACCCCCCGCCGTATAGCCAGTACCTGTAATTTCGTTTTGCGTTGTATATGCAGTTGTTTCACTATTAATAGTTGAAGTTGCGTCATACAAGGCTATTTTATATGTATATGGTGACCCAGTGTAAAAATTCTCTAAGCCTTTTAATAAGTTTAGCTTAAAGGTTGTGGTCTGAGCTTGTCCTAAAATCATTCTATTCTATACCTATTATTTTTTTTAATATTTTCAACACCCGGTATAACTTGCAAGTTTTCTACTACATGAAGCCCCGAAACTAATTTTCCTTGTAGAGGAATAATATGATCTACATGCCAAGAAAATCCAAAAAGTTTAGTCCGTAAATGAGCTAATGCGTGTACTTCTTTTATTAGCCACAATTGATCTTTATTAATCCATTTAGGAACTCTTTTTATTTTAGCTAATCTTCTAGCTCTATTGTCGGCACTTATTAAGTCTTTATTATGTGCTTTATATTTTTTAGAGTAAGATCTAAATTTTTCAATATTAGCTATCGCCCATTCTCTATTTTGTTTATGTATTTTTTCTTGGTGCTTTTTATAATGCCTAGCATTATTAGCTTTTTTCTTTTCCTTTGAATTTATATTAGTGGTTAATCTTGTTCGTCTTTCAGTATTAATACACGCTTTGCATTTGTTTCTATAATATCCCATATCAAAAGTATACGCATTTATATTTTTTGTTTCATTACATTTATTACAAACTTTATACATTATTTAACAGGATAACGTACCTGACCTGATCTATAAGCATCTTGTCTATCTTTACCATCTGAAAGTTGTTTCAATAGAATCATAGCTTCATCATATCGTTTTTGATATTGATTAATAACGTCTTGTTCACCCTTCATATAGGTGTAAGCTTCTAGTAATGATCCATATAATAAAGTAGAACTAAAGTTATCACCTAACCATGTATTACCTGCAGTCACAATAGATTGTGGATAATAAAAATAATGTAATTCCATAGAATAATTAGAATCAGGTGTTGGACCTAATATAAATGTATTCTGATCAAATACTGCATAGTATTGAGGTTCGCCATAAAAATCAGAATCAGTATCAGGGAATGATTGTCTGATAAAGTTCACATCTTTATTTAAAAGATATAAGTATTCATTGTCAGCGTTAATTACAGCTAAGCTAAATGTAGCAAGCCAATCACTAGGCATAGCTAAATACTTATTACCTGTTGTTGCAGTGCCTGTTACATTTTTACGAAGCGCAGGAAGTTGTACCGAATTATAAATACGTTGTTCGGCTTGTTGAATAAAAGTATTTATGTCATCAGTTTGAAACTGATCTTCTACATAACTTTGTATTTCTGTAACTAACTGCGTGTAATTCATTACGCCATCGGACCTCTAGCTTTAGTGCCCTTAGTAGCTGCACCGCAACCACGAATAGTAATACCGTCAGTTTTAGCAGCTTTAGTAGGATCACCAGCGCTTACACGTTGTCTACCTGTTTGTTTACTTAATTGTTGAGCCTTTAATGTATTTGGATCTTCACTAAAGTAAATGTCCGCATTTGGCACAACTACTGGTTGTTTATATTCTGCCATGATTATTATCCTTTTTTCTGTGCTGCAACTTTAGCTAAATTACGACCCATAGTTTTCATGTCAATATTCTTTTTACCACCTTTAGAACCTGCATGTTTAGGACCTTTTTGGATACCTACTTTAGCGCCGTCATCACCTAAATTGCGACCTTTAGTTTTACCTTGTTTGGTAATACCATCTGCTGCTGATTTATATGCCATGTTACTTCTCCTTATGTTGTTGTTACTGTTACTGTGCCTACATTACCTATACCTACTAGATCATTAGGCGTTAATCCAGCATCGTTTGCTCTTGAACCTCCAACAGGATACCAACCCCACTGGATAATTCGGCTACCTAATAAAGGTACACCTGTTTCTGATTGCAATGGTCCTGTTACTTCTAATGTTTGTAACCCATTTAAACCAGATTGATAATAACTAGGACTATCAGGTCTTGGGTTTCTCACTGCTTGCGGATCATTTACAGGGTAAAGTCCAAGACTTAACTGTGGCTGATCTGGTTCCCAACATTCAGGACATACGAGTATATTAACATTTTTGGTCTTGATAACCAATCGTTTTAATTGTTTTAGTTTATACCTAAACCCACAGCGATCACACTGTGCAATCGAATTCTTGGCACTAGCGTATTTGGTTGGCATTTAATTACCCGTGATAAAACATTTCACGAGGTACAAACCTTACACTCGCTTTTTCTCTATCTTCGTCTGCAGCTAACTGGAACGCTGCTTCATAATCTGCTCTTAACATAGCAATACGATTAGGATCTACTTCAGGTAACTTCATCGCTAAATGCGCAGCTAACCCTGCTACCATACATGGTATAAATCTAAACGGAATATCTTGTACAGTCACGCCATTACCCGCGTCTTGAATGCGTCTTAGTCTGTAATATACAAAGGTATAAAAATTACTTTGGTCAGGAGCTACCCATATATTAATAGTAGGTAAATTCTGTGTATATATTCTAGCCCCGATTGCGTGAGGCGCTAAAGCTGTATTATTAACAGCACGAATACATCCAGTAATTGTATTTCCATCGATGCCGCCATATTGAATTGTTTCTTCACCAATCTTAATAAAACCAAATTGAGCTAAACCTACGGTAGAACTTAAAGTAATTGTTTCTGGATTTGCTGCAGTTGATGCAGTAGCAGTTAACGTTTCAGCTAAAAGAATATCTGTAGGATTCTCTTGTCCTGATTGTCTATTAATCCAAACTTGGATAGGGCGACCTGTAGCATTTTTATTTGGTATCGTAATATAGGTAGATTCAGAAATACGATTAATATTTAAGTCTTGTTGATTTTGTCCTGTACCGGTTCTAGTCACCATGTCAAGTAAATCAATTGTATCTACAGGTAACGGATACATAATACGATTTTGTTCTAGTGGAATTTGACCGGGTTCTACAGTCCATAAGTTAATACCACGATTAGCCCACTCAATAGTAAGTAAGTTTAAAGAACGACGCGCAGTTCTTAAATCATAACCCGTGCGAAGTTCTTTACCACATCTTTCAAATGCGTCTTCAACTATATTGTTTAAATCTAAATTAAACTCTGTGGTTCCTGTGGTTCTATCTACCATTATTTTTTACCTTTCGGAAATCCAGCTTTCATATTTGCATAAGCTTTAGGTGTAATAGTAGATTTAGACTTTGGTCTTGAAATGCCTTTTTTCTTTCTAGCATTTATATTTGCATACAAGCCTACTGGTCCGCCTTCTTTGTACTGAATAAAGTCTGTGTTGTCACGACGTTTTTTTACTACGCCTTTAGGCATAGTATTTTCAGTAGCATTAGGAATCTTAGTTTTCTTTATAGCGCCCATGCCTCTACTTGGTCTCATTATTTTTTCAATCCTTTTAATGTTTGTGCTAATCTTGCACGTTGACCCATTTTACCAGGAGCTTTTGCTGCGGTAGCTAATTTTTTAGCTGGGATCTTTTCACCTTTTTTAACACCTAGTGCTGACTTTAATGCACCTGGTTTTTTAATTGCTTTTTGAATCCATTTTTCTGCCATTATTTTCTCCTTAATGTAGCTAATCCACCTGTTCTAATATTAACAGGTTTATAGTCTTCTGGTCTTCTTGCGGTTGCAACAGAAGTTGGTGTTCCGCTACTTGCTTCTACAGGTCTAAATGCACCTAGTGCTGCTGTTGTTGCTGGTACCATACTTCGTTCTGCTGGTCCTCTTTTTGGTCCGCCTTCTACAGGTTGGTAAGGACTTGGAGGAGTTATTTGCTCTGGCGGTTTAACAAAAGCAAATGGGTTAGCCATTTCAGGTGCTGCTTCTTCTGTTGGTGTTGCAAATGGTTGGAAGAAAGGGTTCTTATTTTGTGCTGCATATTGAGCTAATTTATAAGCTTGATCTTCACTACCGAATCCAAAGTCAGCGTACTGAATAGGTAAATAACTTGCATTACTTGCTTGAGCCTGTGGCATATATTCACCATATGCAGATTTAATATCTTCTTGTAAATAGCTTGGTAGGTCTGCTCTACCTCCAGCATAAGGTGTTGTTGCTGGATTAAAATCACCAATCGGTTTATATCCACCTGCTTGTTGCGGTGATACTGATAACATACCTGGTGCAAATGTTTTTTGTAAGTTAGCTTGAGCTAACGGGTCACCTGCCATTTTGCCATATATATTTTGATATGCATTAAAACTAGATGTACCTTGTTGTGCTTGTGTTTCTGGGCTATATAAATTGCCTAACTCAGGAAGAACATTGTAAACACCTTTATTACCTTGCACAAAATATTTAGAAGCATCGTAAGGTTTATCACCGTATGTATAGGTGTTAGCACCGTAATTAAAACCTGGCGTAGCAGGAACTAAATTACCAGAAGCGTCTGTGGTTCCATAAGTAGGAATACTACTTCCTCCGCTTGATCCTCCGCCACCGCCACCTGAATATCCGCCTGTTAAAGCTTGACCTGCTAATGACGTAGCAAAACCAACAGGTCCACCAGTAATAGCGCCAGCAATAGGTCCCGCAATAGGTCCTACAACTGGAATTGCTCCTGCAACAGTAGATATAGGATTAAATACGCTAGTAACAGCTTTTACTGCACCACCCATAAGGGCTCCTTAAATAATACGACCTTTTGTTTTACCTTTTGTTGCAATGCCATCTGCGCGTTTAGAAGCTGAAGATACTGAACCGCCTTTTTTCATAGGCTTAGCATTTTCATAACCTTTAATTTTTTGACCTTTAAGTTCAACTTCGTTCTTATCACCAGTATCTTTAGTTTTTAATTCTGGCATTCTTACAGGAGGCTTTACAGTTTTACTAGGTAAAGGTTCCATATCATTAAAACTAGGAGCTTGTTGTCTACCTGCTTTAACGTCTGCCCAAGCTTTTTCAAAGTCTGCTTGTGTTGGTGCTCTATCTTTATCAGCCATGATTAAATAATCCTTCCTTTAGATTTACCACGAACAGCGATACCATTAGCTTTAGAAAGTTGACCGCCTTTAGAGTAGCCTTTACACATGCCACCTTTTTTCATGCCATGTTCTTTCATTTCTTCTGCTTTAGATTCTTTCTTTTCGTGTTTCATCATAGCAGCTTTAGATGCATATTTCTCACCTGTACCTGCTTCTGTGATACCACCTTTTTTCATACCGTGCATAGATTTTTCATGCCCTTTAACTTCTTTTTTAGCAATCATCTTTGCATCTGATTTTGTTGCACATGCTTTAGCCATACCGCCACCTCCAAATTTTTTGCCTTTATCGGCTTTATTAAACTCCTGTGCTACTGATACAGGAACCCCTACTTTTTTAGCAAACGCAGGATTGTGAGCCGCGGCTGCCATAAGATTACGTTGAGCTTTAGATTTACTTGGCATACTAATCGTCTTTCCTATCCGTATGTTGAACTTCTACGCTATTTTGTTTTACTTTTTTAACGATAGCTTCGATAGCAGCTTCTGTAGCTTGTTCTTTAACTTCTGTAGTAATTGTTTCATCAATTATCTCCTCTTGTTTTTTGTTTTTCTTAGCCATAAAGACCCTTTCTATAAAAGATTTCATTTTATTTAAACCAATGATTAACTAACCAACTAATGAACATAGAACCCACAGTTGCGATAGCAATAAATACTTTCCAACCGCCTTTAATTTCTTCTAGTGTTTTTTCGATACCATCAAGTCGTTTTTTTAAATCTTCCATATCTTCCATAATAGTATCTACATCCGCTTGAATATGTTTAATCTCAATACCGTGTTCAGCTAATTCGCGTTCTGTACTCATTTACAATTCCACCTTTTTAAAGAGGCAGCCTTGCGTGTAGGTCTACCTTTTTCATCTTTCATAGGACCGGGCATGCCAGACATTCTTGCACAAAATGATCTCTTACGAGGTCCACCTTGTGGTTGAGGAGCTTTTAAGTGTGATCCTGTTGCAGCATTATATTTAGCACGACCTTTAGCGGTAAGACCTGCGCCTTTAGACACAGGGAGCTTCTCACCACGTCCGATTGCTAAGCTTGGACCTTTTTTCTTATTAGCCATAAAATACTGTTACAGTTGCACCAGTAATAGAACCATAGATTGAAGTATCAAATCTAATGCCTTCACCTGGAATGATAATATTAATAGCGCCATTAGTAGTAGCAGGTGCTGTAAAAGAAAAGCGTATTGTGCCGCTTGAACCACCATCTTTTAAAACTACAGATCCTGTACCTGCTGTATATGAAATAACTAAACCTTTAAGTCTAGTTGCATAACCTATTGATCCAGTATCGGCTAACGTTGAAGCCTTTACATCCGTTTGCATCATAATTTATTCCCCTTTAGGATCTTCTGCGTCTAATCTTTCCACTAATGCAGTATATGCATCGATGGCGCCTTGAGAAGCTGTAATAAAGTTTGCTGCTTGATTACGTTCATTTTCAAGACGCTTGATCTCAGACAAAAGAAAGTCTTTTGTAATTTCCATTATTGTGCGTTAGAAACCATTAAGTAGTAAGGAGTGCTACCAACCATAATCTTGATTGTGTGAGTCACTGCCGCTGCTGTCTTAGCTGGAACTAATGCTGATGGTAAGTTAAAGAGGTTAGTAATTTTACCTGTACCTGCACCTGAATCTGTTACACGAATAAATGATGCTGTAGCTGGTAATGAAACGCCAGAAGCAAAGTTAGTATCCGCTTGAATAACAGCTAATGTACCACCTGGAGCTGTTGCTGTACCGCCTAAAGTAGCTCTAATTGCATTACCTGCACCTGAAATAGAACCACCTGTGTTAACTTCCATAGAAATATGAGCGCCGTTAATTGTACCTGCAACTGCTGCTGCACCTGATACAACTGAGAAAGCTCTTAATGTTTCACCAGAACCTGCTGCTGTGAATGTTAGTTTGTCATATGTTAAACGTGTATCACCTGATGTTGCAGATGTAGTTGCATATGATGAGTTGATGTTTTGTGCTGTTGTTACTACGATTGGATCAGTAGCTGTACCACCGATAAAACCATTT